ACAGTATTCATCCACGGTTGCTTCTTCTCATTCATCTCGTACATCACTCCTAACATGTTCTGTAAAGTCACGCTGCTACTCCATCAAAGAAACTCTCGAGGCTCGGCGTATCAGCCTTATCGAGGATCTCCACCGACTGACTATGATTGTGCTGAAGGACCAATCTGGCGTCGATGTAGTTTCTCTTACCCTCCAGGACCGCCTTCACTTCGGTGGCCATGTCGACCGCAGTCTGATACGGTACGTTCTGGCAGATGTGATTGTAGCTCTGAGTGGGTGACAGCAGCTCGTAGTCGGAGGGCAGACCCATGATGGTCATCGCCTCCCTGTATGTTATATACCTGTCTTCGTGCGGGTGGGTCAGCATCTTAGGGTAGTGTCCTACGAAGGCGCCGATGTGGTCCTTAGGCACGATGGTCCCGCGCCGCATGATGTTGCCGCCGTCGTCCAGCTTCTTGAACATGCGATCGCACTTCTCTACTTCCTTCTCGTAACCCTCCTTGGCCATCCACTCGCCGACCTGCTTGTAGGAATGCCCGTGCCACTCGATCAGGCTCTTGGCGTCTAGGTAGCGAGTAGCGATCTTGTCAGTGTCGAGCGCGTCGAAGTGCTGACGATGAGTGATGCCTCCATTGATGACCTCGAGCAGGTACCGATAGTAAGGATCCTTGGTAGGCGTGTTCTTGTTGATGGGCTCCATCTGCGAGTTAGACTTCACTCCGAGGATGATGTCCTCGATGCGAGTGTAGGGCCGGCGGTAGTACCCGAGCTCAGGCACCTTCGTGTCTTGCCAGAAGAAGTAGAATGTACGCTCTCGAACCTGAGGCACTCCGTGAAGCAGGCTCTTGGTGCGATACATGGTCATCGTGTATCCGTTCTTGCGACCGATCTCGATCAGCTGCTTACGAATAGGCTCGCCGATCTTGCCCACGAACGTCGGAGCGTTCTCACCCCAGAATACCTTTGGCTTCATCTCTCCCAACACGTACTCGGCGGTCTTGATCATCCACTGATTGTTCGGGTTGTGCTCTCCGTATCCCATGGAGAACAGAGACAGGCCGGCACACGGACATACCGAGGAGACTACGTCTACTCGATGCGGGTGGCTACCTCCCTTGTCGAGTACGTGATAAGGAACCTCGTGGTTCCAATAGTTGAGCAGGTGCTTCTCGTTGGCGGCGAATGCTTCATAAGACAGGATGTACTCCGGTCTAGACCCGAATACTTCAGTCGACGCGAGTGCTTCACCTCCGATTAGCGGAATGATAGTGGCGTGGGTGATGTTGCTCATGCGAATAGTCCCATAACTGTGTTAGCTTGATGCTTCTTCTCGTTGTATTCCCTGCCCTGCCAGTGAGGATAGAACTCACGAGAGAGGTGGACTGACTGCGGCTTCTCCATGTACTTGAAGTCGAGTTCGCCCTTGTTGTTCTTCAACTTATCACACCACCTGAATAGAGTGACTCCATTACCTTGCTGCTTGGTAGCTTCATCAATGAAGATGTTGCGGATGTTATCGCGCTCATCCCACGAGCCATAGAATGGAGTACCCTCGTACCATCCGGTCTTAGGAATGGAGCGAGACTCGTTCTCGATGGGCAGTGGCTCGTAGATCTGAATTTCGCACCCGAGATCTGCTGTAATGGATTTGCACGCGTCGTAATAGTTTTTCACGAGGTCTCGGGTAGCGGCTTCAGGATCGGACTGACGCATCAGGTGATGGCGAATGTCGATGTTGCCGAAGTAGTACTCGAGCTTCTTGAAATTCACCTTATCAGTAGGTAAGAAGCTCTTGAGTCCCATCTTCAGGGCACCATGCAGAGTCTTGAACGGGACTGAGTTGAGCATCCATTCTGGACGATACATGCAGATGGCGTGGCTGTCGCCCATGGCCGCTTTGTCGTACAGGACCAGCTCATTGGGATTGACTACCTCTGCGGTCTGTATCATGCGCTGGAGATTGGGCCAGTCTACCTCGTCCCACATCTTGTTGATCTCTTTGTTCTTCTCTCTCATCAGCTTCATCTTGTGCTGAAGATCCGCGTAGTAGTCGGGATGCGGGATCATCAGCGAGTAGACTTTGCCCTTGAACTTAGAGAAGTTCACGAAGTTGTCGATGTATGGAAACTCCTTCAACCCGCCGAACAGGTTGAGGTGACCAGACCAGTCGTTGCCATGATAGACGTACAGCTCGTCGAACTTATTGAAGTCGTGCTGATAGAATTCGAGAGTCATATTCACGGTGACGTCTTTGCCAGACTGACGAATCTGATCGGCATAGATTACGCCCTGAGCAGCGCGATGGCTGCTCAGGTTACTTGCGATAGTGATGAAGGGGGTTGCTACGAGTGCGCTCATTTCAAATTCTTGTCCCAGTCACGGTAGGAGTCTATGGTATCATATATAGCCGAATTTGTCAACACGGGTTCAGCGCCTACGTTCCACATCAGGACATTGCGCCCGGTGTTCTTCGGAATGTACTTCCAGATTTTGGCGTCGTAGGTAGATATCGCAGGGAACGGAGGCATGTTCTCAGCCTTCTCTGGAGTGGTGAATGGCAGAGGCTCAGAGATCACTTCTGCTCTTCCAAGCTCGCCCTCCTTAAGATTTCGAGCGACAGCCACGCAGGTGAACTTAGCCTTAGGCCAAGCGATCTGTAGAGCTCGAGACAGTACGCCAGTAGAGATGGCGACATACACCTCGTCTGGAGGATCGATCTTACTAGCAGCATGAACGATACCAGCAGTAGCGTATGAGTGCTTGAGTCCAAGTGGTACGAAGAATCCGTCATTCTTTTTCGCCCATTCCAATGCGTACTTATTGAGGATAGGCATCGCGGCGATTCGCTTGAAGTGCACTTCTGCTCCTCGCTCGATGCAACAGGCTTGATGAAGAGATACCTCCTTAGAGGCAGGCATGAAGAGCACCACTCTCTTGTTGTGGTGTTTGGCAGCGTCTAGGATAGACACTCCAGCGAGTCCAGTTCGAGGCTGAGAGTAGACGATAGTCTCGTGATTGATCTTAGACGCGAGCAAGTCGCCGGCCCTGGTCTTGGTGCCGACGATCAGGTCGTCTCTGACTACTCTTACTCCGTCGTGTTCGATCACTACTGGATCCGGGTTGTACGGAGTCCAGCCCGCGGCGAGATCGAGATAGTACTCGCGAGCTTCTTCTAACGTACAACCCGGCCAGAGCTGGGCGTCTTTGTTGATACCGTCCTGAACGTGTGTATCATGTGCCATCAATTCATCCTGTCATACTTGTTTGTCTTGAGAGACCACTCTCTCGGATACACCCACTCATAAGGGATTTGTTTTGTCTGTTGTTTTATACTCATTCGAATGGCGAGGTATTTGTAGTGCATACAGAGCTTGTCCTCGAGATTCAAGAGCTTCTGTCGAACTATCGGATTAGACTTGTGATTAGCCAAGTATACCATGTGATCGACAAATTGTACACCGTGTTTATTGAGGGCAATGTACTCTCCGTACTCGTTGATCTCGTACTTCACCTTGCTCATGAGAGGAGGGCAGTCGAACACTTGCTGTAGACCATCGAAGAAGCCAGTGCCTCCGTGCAAGAAGCTCTCTGGATCTACCCACTCGGGATGAGACATGGCTACGTGACGAGCCGCGTTCTTGCAGGGATACATGGCGTTGCGGAATCCTTGCTCGGTGACGAAGTGCTCGTTGAGGATCTTGGCAAACTCCATCATAGTGTAAGGACGGTTCTTAGCACCAAGAACGTGATGAAGAGCCTTAGCAGCCTTCTGAGGACCTGCTAGGAGCCACTCTTCTACTCTAGTGCCCTTGGGATAGTAGATCTGAAAGAGGTCAGACCTGCACGGGCGATTGCCCTCATTCAAATAGTCTCGCAGGCCCGCCTGTCCCGAGTAGATCCAAGACCCGAGAGTTAGCCAGTGCTCGTTAGTGAATGAGAATAAGATGCAAGCGTGAAGCACTGTCTCGGGATCGTCAAAAGTCTTGAGCAGATCCACGAACGGACACTCGTCCCAGTGCAGGCGATGAGAGAACTGCTGGTAGTTCTCGGCGAGTAGAGAGTCTTCTCGCATGTCGTATGCTCGACAGAACTCGAAGAACTTCTCAGTCCTCTCTTCCTGCGTCCAGTCCTTCATCCAGCTGCGACTCGGCTTGCCATTAGGCAGCATGTCTACGTCGGCCAGATTCTCATACTTTATGTCATTAGAACGATCAAAAAATAATTCAGTCAATCCATTCATAACAAACTTTCTAAGTTAGTTAGCTTTGTGCCAAGCTAGAGCGCCCTGTACTGCCTTCACTGGATCTTTGTGTTCGCTGTCATGTAAGAGAGCAGCACCGGTTTTAGTATCTTTTCCCTTAAACGTTCCAGGACCTTCACCTACCGAAGCACGATGATGTCCATCTTCTATTTCACTGACATGGATCTGTCTACCGGATTCATGTTCGGCATGAACGGCAGGACGACCGTCAGTCTTAGTCCTCTTGACTTCCCACCCGCTCTTAAAGAGGTGATCCGCCGCGGCCTGTAAGCCTTCAGGAAAGCTAGAATTCTTGGTGGTCTCGGATAGGTACTTGACTACTTTCTGTATACTCATGAGTTCCTCCTATTGAGTATAGCTATTTATAATTGCGAGACCATCTGCTTGTACTGCTCCACGGTGACGCCTGCCTTCTTCAACACGGCGTCATCGGAAGGATGAGCAGTCATTCCGTTGAAGGTCTTGACGAGACCAAGGTCAAGCATGGCTTTTTGTCGACCAAACGGGTGATCTTTAATTCTACAGCTCGACCATACTCCGTCGAAGTCCAGATGGTCGTAGTGTGCACCCGGTCTGACGTAGTTTTCCACCCATCTGATGAAGTCGCAACAAACATCTTCCGCATTGTACGGAAGAGACTTCGTATCCGCATAGATCTTCTCCATCACTGCGTCGAGGAACTGGTCCTGACTCATCTTCTTGGTAGGCACTGCTAGATATGAGATACACTCGCGAGCATTCGTCCCGTAGTAGAACATACTATCGAGATTGACGAACTTAGGATACCAGTCGGCGATGTCTGCTAAGACTGCGGCGTACTGGAACTGGTAGACTCGGAGGCCGTTCTTCTTATTCCAGTCGAACATCCACTCACCCATCTCGCGGAGGTCCTTCTTCGCATTACTCTTCGTGAGCCAATCGGCCATGTCGCGAGCCAGGCGAGGAGCGAACTCGGTCAAGAAGTAGTCACCGTTCCTCTTGTAAGAAGAACCCTCAGGAGGCTTAGGGAATGCCGGGAACTGGTAGCCTACCGAGGTATAGAACGGCGTAGGATAGGTGTTCACCATCTTGGTCATGTCCTCGATGGTGTTGGCCTTGTGCAGATCGAACAAGATGGTGTTGTGATAACCAGAAGGCTGCGTGGCGTAGTTGATGGCAGACCCGCACACGCGATGCAGGATGAAGATGTAGAGCCACTCGGGGAGGTCGAAGTCCTTGTGCTTACCTGTCCACGCGTGCGCCACCATCTCGCGTTGACGAGTCACCTTGCCAGCCTTCATCTTGGGCCAGTACGGGTGCTCGTCTGTCCATCCGTAGAAGCAGTCATTGACGATCTGAGAGAAGCCGGCCAGCTTACGCTCGACGACATCATAGAGAGTCACGTTCTCCATGAGGTCGTCGTTCATCCCGGAGTCTTTGTGATCCATCATGCCGTACGGCTCTACAGTGGCCGTATTACACTTGATCTGCTGGTCTGCCGCCAGATTGAAGTATCGTATGAACTCGTCGTAGTACTGCGTAGGTTCTATGCTCACTTGCTTCCCTTCACGTATTCATGGATCAAGCGGATCTGCTCGATGCGGTTATCGAACTTATTTAGATGTCTGTTGAGACCAGAGGGATGCAATAATTTCAGGTGTGGTATGCGGAGTTCAGTCAGCACCTCTGACGCCAAGTTGCCGAGTGCGATGACTTTCTTGCCCTTCCACGGGCGAACTCGCTTGTACACAGCCTCGAAGTCTACTTGGCTAAGTCTGTCTCCACCCTCTTCATCGATGACGTTGGTGAACGACCACGAGTAGACGCAGGCAGAAGTCAGCCATGCATTGATGACTGCGTACGTACCGCTGGCTGATGGATTATTAGTCTTAGCTGGCGACTGACCTACTACGATCACGTCTTTGCTAGGCTTATGATTGTGAATATAGTCTATGACGGTTTTCGATTGGATAGATTGCATGATATACACCGCTTTCATTAAACATCTCTTCGCTCAACTTCCAGCTCTCTCCCCATGGTCCGTCCATGAGTGTCTGGTCGAACTCCATAATCACGGTCTTGATACCAGACTGAATGACGCCCTTAGCGCAGTCAGAGCAGACTGGAAGCCCAGAGACGTAGAGCATTCCACCATCAAGGCTGACGCCATGATGGCAGGCATTGTAGATGCAGTTCATCTCGGCATGAACGACATACTTGAGCTTGAGCTCGCGATTCTTGAGCCTGCGCTCGTCGTCTGCGATACCTCGAGGGAATCCATTGTATCCCTGCGTCAGGATGCGCTTGTGCTTGTCCACGACGATGGCCCCGATCTTGGTAGAGTCTTTAGACCAAGACGCTACCTCTCTAGCCATCTTCAGAAAGCGATCGTCCCATACGTATGCTGGTGTTGTCATTACTTCACTAGTCCGAAGTGACGTTCGTAGACATGTAGGGAGCCGACGTTCCAGATGATAGGGCCAACCTCGCATCCAAGATCTGCGGCGAGCGACTGTTGTACATAGGACTGCCACGCGTAGTCGTTCTTATAACCATAAACGACATCGTTGGAGCGCATGTTGACGAGGGCGTAGAGTTCTCCGTTCCGAATGAGATACTGTACGGTATTAGTGCACATGAAGTCAGACATTCCATCTGCGTTGTACTCCGTTTGCATATCAGGGCGAGTATAGATCATGATGCCGCGCCTGGAGTTAGGGTTCTGTCTCAATTCACGATAACAGCTGTCGTACTGATAACCGTTATAACTGGACCAGACACACCATCCGTAGTTGGAGTTGATAGTGCCATTTTTACTCGCGACTTGTTGCCAGATCTTGGGAGGTCCGCCGGGAATGTCGTTGACGTTGAGGGACATCGAGCGATACCACTCGAGCTCACGCTTGACATAGTCCTCGTCGACAGTGCCGAAGATCGCGGGTTCATCTGCCACGAACTGAGCACCTATCATCTCGATCGTCTTTACACCAGTCTTGTCAGGCACGAACTCTTCGTATGCCAGAGCAGTCATGAAGTACTTACGAATGTCTTTGACGGTGTTCATCTTTATCATCGCATCATCCCCGGACCAGAGTCGCCATTGGCACCATCGACGCCATACCACAAAGTATCATTAGATCCGACGGCGCCGTATTCTTTGAGGTCTGCAGTGACTCCAGGATGACCGACGAACGGCTGGTTACGCTCGTCGCGTCCGGAGTCACCGGTCTCACCTATAAATCCACCTTTTCCAAGTGAATTCCAATCGTTCCACATTTCATTGATGTTGTTGACGAGGATAGTGGTGCTGACGTTCTTGGTAGTATCTACCTTGCGATTGAGAAAGTCGCGATCAGCTTCCTGACCGTCGACTTTTCCACGAGAGTAGGCGACATAGAACGAGGCATAGTTGATCAGATCCTTGGCGGAATCTTCGAGAGATTCGAAGTTAGGCTTGTAGGAAGGATCGTGTTGCATAGCTTCCATGACCGAACACATCCTCAGCACTTTGGCATGGATGATCTCCAAGATAGTCAGGCAACCTGACGGGTAGTAGTCAGCCTGCTTGATGGTGGAGTTCGGGTTCTGATAGTCATTGGCCTTCTTGTTCTGAAGGTCGATGCACTCTCGTAGAACCTGCACTGAGTGGCGTTCGATCATGGCTATGCTCCTTTATTGGTTACTGTTTAGACAGTATACAACTTATTGCTTATAATTGGAAACGGAAAGTTCGTAGAGACTATCGACAATCTTAGGATCATCGATGGTCTTGACCTTCTTCATCTTACCGAGGTCGTACATGCGAGTCTCAGTCTTTCGAGGTCCGAACTCCTTAAGAGTGGTGAAGCAGTCACCGACTGCCTCGTAGATGTTGACCGACTCATCCCTCGAGGTAGGATTCGTGATGAAGAACAGACGATCAGAGTTGTCTGCCTTGTACCACTGGCTCTTCTCGAGAGGCATGGCGTAGTACTTGCGAATGACGGTGCGAGTCTTCACTTCCACCTTGACGGGCTTCATCAGTCCGTTGATAGAAGCAGAGATGTCCTTGTGCATGTCATAGACATTCTCACTGAGAGTCACTCGGCTGTACTCGCCAGTCTCCTTAAGATACTGGAGGACGAGCTTCTCACCGATAGAGCCGGTCTTTGCGATGTTGTCGTTGCGATCCATGATTGTAGTCTCCTGATTTAAGATTTTTGTTTAAGAGTTACACTTACTCGAAGATCTTCGAGAGAGTGCCGTGATTGCCGGTGTGATCCGGCCCGACCCAGCCCGGAGGCTTGATCAGATCTGGCAGACCCAGAGGGTTCGGCCTAGATTCCTTGATGCCAACTTCCTTATTGAGATTGGCCTTTAATACTTCGTCCCACGCCTGATTGGCGTCGACACCATAAGCATCGAGAGTACCGATGGCCACGACGCAGAGGTCGATGAGGGCATCCACTACGTCTTCAGCGGACGTGGCATTCTTCATCTCGTCCAGTTCTTCCTGCAAGAACTGGATGCGAAACTGAAGGAACTTCCTCATCTTATCCTTGTCCATGTTAGCCATGGCAGTGTGAGTGCCGAACTTCTCGTGCATCTCGAAGATGTCGTGTGACCAGTTAGTGCTCATATCTTGTTCCTTCAATTTCAATTTTCTATACTCAGGACTCGTGAAGTACTCATATAGTACGTCATATGTATCTATCCACTCTTCACGCGGCATTGATCCACTCCGGCGGCTCGCGATTCGTCCACTTATGCATGGACGCCTTCCCGATCTTATAGTAGTGACGATAATTTGTCAACGGATCTTCGCTGATCCGATACTCGGGAGCCATTGCCGACGGCATGGGAGTCATGTCGAAGTCCTTGAGGTTGTGAGGAGGCGACTGGAGAAGCAGCAGCAAATCGAAGCACTTGTGGCGCTTGAAGTACCGATGAGTATACTCGTCCAGTAGGCCCGCGAAGTGCTCCACTAGCCACAAGTAGTTCTCTACAGAAGTACGGCACCAGACAGCCGACGGATGGTTGACGTGGGTAGCCGTGTAGATCACGTGCTCGCGCTCGTCTGACAGGATCCAGCGCTTAGTCTTGCGACCAGTCTTGGATAAAGCCGGCCTCTGCTCACCATCGAGTATGCGGTGCGCAGTAGACATGAGCTGCGCAGACTCGAGGATCATCTTGACGACGTGCTTATCCACGAGTGACTGGGCCGCTACGACTGGATCCTTGTCGACGTAAAAGATATTCATTGCTATTCCGCTACTTCTACCATGAATTTGTAGCCAGATTCTACATCGATCTCGCGAGAAAGTAAAACGTTTTTTTGCGAGTCTATGAGTTTTACTTTGACTTTCTTGACCCCGTCCGGCACGATCCACTCACCCTTGCCTCGAGACTTTGCGTTGGCGAGCGAGCTCATTAGCGGCAAGCTCAAGAGGAGCGAAGAAGCTATCATTCTGCGATTTAACATGTATCTTACCCTTTGCTGCTTTCTTGAAGATCTGCTCTCTCTTGAATCTAGGCAAGTGATTGAAGAACAGGATTCCGTTTAAGTGGTCCATCTCGTGTTGTACCACCCTGGCGCTCATGCCAGTGAACTTCTTGGTAGTCGTCTGGCCGTCTGGTCCAGTGAAACGAATCTTGATGTGACGAGCCCTAGCGATTGGAGCCACGACTCCTGGAAATGAGAGGCAACCCTCGTCTAGAGTGATGGTCTCGTTAGAGACGTCTACTAGTTTCGGATTGAACATGACGTGATTAGGTTGACCGATCATGGCAAACACGGCGTAGGGCAACCCTACTTGGCAGGCAGACAGACCCATGCCGTTGTTGTCTATCATGATCTTAACCATGGCCTCGGCGAGGTCCCACGGATCACACGGCGGGCTGTTGAAGTCGAACTTCTCTGCCGGCTTCATGAGAATAGGCTCTTTGCCGGTGATGAGTTTCAAATTACTCAGGTCAATCATCTATGATCTCCAATGTAGCTTTCTTGACTCGATACCCTCTATCGAACCAGTATTGAACTCGCCTAGCTCTCTCGCCTGGATCGATTGCACCAGTGAATCGATTCCAGACATGAGTAGAGCTCGGGTGAAATGTAGAGTAAGCCGTGTCCAACCAGATCTTATCTCTGTTCTTCTCGTCCCACGGATTGACAGTAGGCACGATCACGTATCCTTCCATCTTCATGTTGCTATCCTCGAAAAATTCTTATGCTTCTCAAACTTAATGACTCGCTCAAACTTATCGAAGAGCTGATCACCTTTGTGCGAGATGATGAATGTGTTTGTATCCTGAGTCAGGTTGGTCAGGATCTTCATGAACTCTTCAGTACCACCAGAGTCTAGTGATGAATCAAACACCTCGTCCATGATCAAGAGATTGGTGTTGATGGAGTTACGCATCTTGGCCACGGCTCTCCAGGTGAAGAGGATGGCTAGGTTGATCCTCATCTTCTCGCCTTCTGAGAACGAGGCGTAGCTGAACTCGTCGCGGAACCTGGACTTGATCGTCTCCTCGAATTGCTCATTCAACTCGAACTGCACGAAGAAGTCCATGGCGCTGAGGTACTTATTGATCAGTTTATTGATGATGGGCACGTACTGCTTTATGATCCTAGCTTTGATACCGCCGTCTTTAAGGATAGCAGCCGCAGCCGTGAGGACGTGTCTCTCGTCAACCTCAGCATTGTAGGAGTTAATCGCCTTGTCAAGCTCCTCCTCAGTCTCTGGGATCTTATCCTCAAATACCTGCGTCTCGACGACACGCTCAAGATCATGCAGAATCTTGTCTTGAAGAGAACGCTCGTGGTTGAGAGTTGACCACCTGATATTGAGCTCTGAGATCTTCTCGGTGATCTCCATGATCTCTTGCATGCGAGCTTCAATCTTCGCCTTCTCTTCCTCGAGCTTAATGATACCATCGGCTAGTTCCTGTAATTGAGCTCGCTTATTGAAGATCGTCTGCTCTTTGAAATCGTGATCAATGCCTTGATTGCAGGTCGGACAAGTCTCGGTATCGTGAAAGAAATTGATGGTCTTATCAAAGCTCTTCATCTTCGACTCTATCTGAGCTTTGAGAGTAATAAGTTTTTCTCTTTTCTCTTTGATCTTAGTCTTGTCTTCAATCGACTGCCGTAAATTCTTAGCATATTCATTGATGCTCTCTATCTCTACGTCGATTGAATCGATTCGGATCTTACACTCGCCGATCTTCTCTTGCTTCTCTACGAATAAGCGATTGTTGTTCTCTTCGATCTGAGCGCGATGCTTCTTCATCATATCGATACGCTCTTCGAGGATCTTAGTCTGAGTGTCCAGTTCGGTCAGCTTAGCGGTATTGGTAGCCACCTTATCTCTGAGTAGAGTATTCATGGTAGTGAAGATCTGTAGGTCGAGGAGGTCCTCGATCACCTCTCGGCGCTGACCGGTCGGTAGCTGCATGAACGGAACGAACGAGGCAGACCCGAGGACTACCACTTGACAGAACGACTTGTGATTGACCTTGAGGATCTGATCTTCTAAGACTTTCTGATAGTCTCGAGACTCGGCGTCCTGATTGAGAAGAGAGCCGTTCTTGTAGAGCTCGAAGACGTTTGGCTTCATGCCGCGAACGACTTTGTACTCCGACTTTCCTACGATGAACTCCACCTCGACAGACAGGTCCTTGCGATTGATGGTATTCATCAATTGAGGCTTGTTCACCTTGCGAAACGGCTTGTTGAACAAGGCGAACGAGAGTGCGTCGAGGAGGGTAGACTTACCTGCCCCATTCTCTCCGACTATGAGTGTGGTCTTATTGGAACAGAGATCTATCTCAGTGAACACGTTACCCGTACTGAGAAAGTTCTTCCATCGTATTTTCCTGAAGACTATCATTCCACCTGCAACGCTTCACTGTATAGATTGGTTATCACTCTGTCGAGCTTCTTATGATCGACACTCAAATTCATCGAGGCGATATACTTCTTACAGACCGTGAGGGTGTCCTCGGCTTCGTCGATGATGTCCTCGTCTGCTACTAAGTCTAGGTGTAAGTGATCCTCGACTACCTGCAGGTCGATGACGCCTTCTTTCTCTATCCTATCCACGAATAGATCGAACCAATACGGATTGGTCTTGTTCTTCACGATGAGCTTGACCATCTTATTACGGACGTCTATCTCACGATCGAATACGACTTCTTCCACGGTCTTACCAGCGTCGTCGTACCAGACTTTCTCAAACATCCTATACGGATTGCGAATAAATGTCAACTCTCTTATCTCTGTATCAAAGACATGAAAGCCTCGTGGATCGTCAAAGTCAGACCAAGTATACTCAGCAAAAGCACCCAGATAATGAATGTTACCAGTATCGGACTTATGATGATAGTGACCAGAACACACAACGTCAAAGCGATCGAAGAGCTTATGATCCATGCCATGATCTGATATGCTGCCCTTGAACATCTCGAAGCCATTGAGCTCAAGGTGCCCGCAGACGACTTGCCCGGTGGTGGTCTTAATGGCATTCATGCTCTCCTCATAATTGTCCTCACAGATCCAGGGGAGTAGGAGGATGTCCGTGCTATCGAATGTGATTGTGACAGGCTTCTCGATCACATGAATGAACTGGTACCTGCCAGTGATGATTTCTCTAAGAGCATTGACCTCATTCGTATTCTTATAGAAGACGTCGTGATTGCCGGGGATGATGTACACGTCGATACAACGACGCTCGCACTCCTCGAGGAAGTCCCTGCGTAGTCGAGATAATGTGAGGTAGTTGGCGTACTTGCGACGATCTACTAGATCCCCGAGATGGATGACTTGCTTGATGCCTTCCTTCTCGAGCGTAGGAAAGAATACGTCGTCTAGGAATCGCTTGAAGTAGTCATAGAATACCTGAGAGTCGTTACGAATTCCCCAGTGAGTATCAGCGATGAGTGCTATCTTCAAGGTATGGTCTCCATTGTTCAGCGAAGGAGCAGTTGTTTGCTTCCTTGAAGAGGGGTGCGATCTGCTCGTCTCTGTAGCCGGCTAATCCGCATCCGACGCGGGTCACGAACCAGTGAGTGTCTGAGTGCTCCTCACTCTGAGTGAGGTACACGAATTCATAGATGTATGACTTGATTATATCAAGAATCATCGTATCGATAAAGGAGTCTTTCGTAGGTATGGCGTAAGACTCGCGAACTAGACCAGTTCCTACTGATACTTTAGCACCGAACTTCTGCTGAGCCACTAGAGCGGCTCCAGCTCCATGGATGCCTGCTAGGTTAGACCCGAATACGAAGATCTCACCATTCTCAGGCAGAGTGCCGTCAAGATGATACAGTCGTGTCGTCATGTGCTTCTTCCTCCACGAACTTCTCGATGCCCTTCTTGGCGCGCTTCGACTTCTCTCTAGTCACTACCAAGTAGTTCTCATAGTCCTTGATGAACTCGTTTACGTGCTCCATCGTGAGATAGCTATTCTCCACGGTCTTCATGTCCTCCAGCTCCTGCTGGAACGAGAGGCCTCCCTCGATGGTCATCTTCTGCATAGACCTGTACTTGACGTATGTCTGCTTCTTCTCTTTCATGATGCGACGGAAGAAGGCGTTGCGGATGATCTGTGTGAAGTAGGCGAAGGGATTATTAGACTTCGTCGGATCGAAGTTGTTGACTACCATGACGCAGTTCTCGATGGCGTCCGAGATCATCTCGTCTCTGTAGGTGTAGTTCACGAACCTGTACTTGGTGGAGAGTCGAGTGGCGATCTTGTAGAAACACTCGCCGATGTACTCGGGGATTCGAGGCAGCTGCTTGCCTTCTCGCTTGGCCTGCTCGACTCGCTCCTTGTACTTGCAGAGTTCTTCGTAGAGAGTCTTATTGTTGATGTAGTGTCTGCTCATTCGTTGTACATTCTCTCATATGCCTTCTTCACAGAAGTGAGGTTGATGGTATCCATGGCTATGCCTCCACACTCTTTGAGGCGGAGACGAAGCTCTTCTTTAGTGGTAGGACCTGGAGTCTTATCTCTGTCCCTGGCCATCTTGTTGATCTCGATGAGACTCTCGAGCATGTACTTCGCTGCTAGCGATATATCTGCCAGAGACTTCCCTCGTCGGGTATTGAGGAGCTCATACGCTTCTATGCGTACCGCGGCCTCGAAACACAGAGGGTCATCGCTGTTATACAACTCTTCTAATAAAATGTCAACTGTCTTATTCATCAGTGCAGCGACGTGTTACTCATTGCGCGGTTGACGATCTCCAGGATCGCGTCTCTATCGCTCGCTACCGCCCTCGATACCTTATGCTCCTTCTCTTCGATGAAACTCTTCACGGAGTCGTCGTAGATCTTGATGTAGGAGTCCTTGAGGTAGTAGAGGGAGATGATCGAGTTAAAGTTGAGGAACACTTCTCGACTGTCATTGTAAGCGTCGTACTTAGTGAATACGGCGGTAGCCACTCCGTCTATCTGACGATATCGTACTTCTAGCGGGTCTGTGACAAGGATGAATGCCGGATCGCCGACCCACTTCATGGGGTGATCCTTGTGAAGGGACACCTTGCCGACGATCTCGCCTCCGTCCACGGTCTTTATGAAAGCTGTCTTCATTGATTGAGCCTCACGTTGTAGAGCTTGTACTCGAAGCTCTCTTCATTGTATATCTTCACGCGTTCCATGAAGTGGTTTATGGTGTGATTTCGCTTGGATTTCCAAGACAGGTCGTCTGCGATATCGTACAGAGTAGCGACTTCTTTCCCGTTTGCCTTTCGCAGTCCTCTTCCGATAGACTGCAGGTTACGGATGCGGGACTTGGAAGGCGAAGCGAAGATAAGATTGCTGATACTAGGAATATTGATACCAGTAGAGAAAGTGCCATAGCTAGCGACGAGAATAGCGTCACTCTCATCAGCCACGATCCTTCTGATGTCGTCTCTCTCTTCACCCTCGACTCCTCCGTGTATGAAGAACACCGCTCTCTCCTCATCCTTCAGGAGATCGTACAGTATCTTACCATGCTTCTCTACGTATTGATACAGAATAAGCGTGTTGCCCTTCAAAGAAATCGCCAGATTCTTCACGAACGTATTGCGTGCAGGATTGGCTACTAAGAAGTCCATCTCGTCTTGATAGGTCATGTTAGAGACGAGCTTCTTCTGCTCGTCGGTGTATCCTAGGACTATGCACTTGATCTTGAGATCCGAGACGTGCTTAGTCTCCATCAGCTCCGCGGTAGTGATGACCTTGTGGACCGGACCGAACAGGCCCTCGATGACTAGCTTATGCGTCTGCGTGCCATCGAGAGTGCCTGTGAGCCCGAACCGGTAGGGCGTCTTGCCCATGTTGGTCATGATGGAGGCGAGGCTCTTGGCCTTGAACAGGTGAACCTCGTCTCCGACGACTACTTCGAACTGGTCGAACCATTCTTTTTCTTGTTTGTAGACGCTCTGCCACGTTGTGATGGTGACTTGCGCTTCGGTTTCTCTGTCTCGTCCGGAGAAGATCTTGTGTATTCCAAAGCTACCGGAGTCGGATCGATCGGAGACACCGGAGTAGCCGTAGGACTCGAAGTCTCCTGCGAGCTGGTGGACCAGAGTAACCGTCGGAACCACGATAAGAGTCTTTGCATTGTAATACCTCGTTAATAAGTAGATGATGAGAGACTTACCAGACGCTGTCGGAGATAGGAGGACGCACCTCTTGTTTCTGACGGCGTGCACGAATGCCTTGATCTGGTAGTCTCGGGGTTTAACTTTTTCGGGGAGATCGATGGAGCGGATGAAGTCTGCGGCCTCCTTGAGGGAGAACTCCTGCTGAGAGAAGTCTGAAGACTCTACTACCTCGACGTCTCTCGAGGCGCAGAACTTCTTCACGTGATCTACTAGACCGGCGTAGATGCAGCGATTCAGGTTGTTGACTAGGCGGATCTTACCGTCCCAGAATCGGGACCTGTAGGCGGGCATGAACTCGGCGCCGGGCACCTTGAACGTGAAGGCATCCGAGATCTCTTGGAGTGTAGACGGCTCGCAGTCGAGCCTGACGTAGGCATGATCTACTCTCGATATAGTTACTCTCTCACTCACCCTAATCCGTTCTCAAACTTCTTCCAATCGATGTAGTTCTTGATGGCGTATCCTCTATTAGCTATCGTCTTGAGGATAGAATCGAGGACTTCCACCTTCTCTTCCTGCATGCCGATCTGCAGATTGATGTTAATCAGATCTCTGTCGGCGTCTAGGTATATAGGCAAGTCCTGCTTGAGCAGCTTCAGAGCGAACGGCTCCCACCCTCGAGAGTCTAGCTCGGACTTGTCCATCCTCCCAGTGAAGTAGTCGCTCTTCGCCAGGATCAGTTCTGACTTAGAAGTTCTCAACTTCTTGAGCCTGAGCCTCTCTTCAGAGAGGATCTTTAGATACTTGCCGTGGAGCTTCGGGGTATTGAGGCTCTCGCTAGACAGATTCAGTGCATCTATCTTGGAGTCCTTACCCCATTCGGTGTGGATGTCTTCCAGTTTCATGATGTAGCCTAGTGTTATATTCTATTTGGATATAGCCGTATTATACACGTCTCGTCCAAAAAGTACACAAGATTATTGATAGCTAGGATAGTTACTCGTGGTCGTGGGATCGAGAGTAAACATGCGATAGGAGAACTCTGCGCTCGCCTCTAGGTATGCCACGTCGCTGAGGGTAGAGTCGAACTTCATTCCCGTCAGACCGACTGGGAAGATGTCATAGAACTTGACTTCGTGCTTTGGATTCTTCGAGCTGGACAGGATGACGAGCGATGCGTCTGATCTTATCCTCTGCGAGTCGACCGAGGACTTCTCGGCCAGTGCCTTGTACTGCTCGTAGCTCTCGGGGAATCCGAGTGCCAGCATCCAGTTGTAGATCTCTTTGTAGTTCGTGAGATCCTCGTCGATCTTGAAGTTCACGCTGATAGTACCATAAGTCAGCTCAGTGCCGGCTACAGGAATTCTCTGGAAGGGGTTAGGAATAGTAGCGGTATTCAGAGTGACAGTGGGGAAGGATATGGACTGACAGAAGTAGTCCACGTTAGGCAGTCGCGTGATCACGAACTTGTACCCGAGAGGGGACAGGAAGTTCTTATTGGCAGTGACTTCTGCAAATGACGGCATCTGTGGGCTCCTTCACTACTATTTAGGCAAAAAGAAAGGGGGAGGTTGCCCTCCCCCAGTTCGTTCGGTTGTCCCGAATCTTATGATTACAGGATGTTGGTGACCAGGACGCGACGGTAGTAGACGTTGCTGTCCTTGGAGATCGTGCCGAGACCGGCGACGTTACCACCAGCGAACGGATTCGCGACTACGCCGTAACGAGTCTTGAAGCCGATCTTCGGCTGGAAGGTGGACGGATCGACGGCGCGGACCATCTGCAGCGGAACGTATGGGCAGTAGAAGAGGCCAGCGTCGAAAGCGCTAGAACCCTTGTAGCCTACGGTCATGTAGTGGCCAGAGCTGTTGTTGACACCGGTGCCGGACTGACCAGCATACGGATCGATGTAGACGCGCATACGACCATTGAGTACGCCAGCGAAGGTCGCGCCGGTGTCGTCTACCTGGAGGTTGTTGCTGTTGAGAGCCGGAGTGTAGTCGAGAACACCAGCCATCTGCAGAGCGGAAGCGACGTCCGAAGAGCAGAGGACGATGTTGCCCTTACCGCGACGGGTAGCCTTCGCGATCTGGTTGGCTTCGCGCTCGATCTGGAACATCAGACCCTTGAACTTCTCTACAGACCAACGGCCGTTAGAGTCGGTGTCGAGGTCGAAGATACCGGCAGCGGTGGTGCCTTCGGTAGCGCCGCGGACGGCAGAGATGTTGATGGTACGAACGATCTCGCGGTTGATTTCAGCGAGGATCTCAGCAGACAGGATGTTGCTGAGCTCGGTCTCGGCGTCGAGGCCGTGGATGGCCTTGAGGTCCTGAGCGAGTTCCATGCTGTACTCAGCCTTGAGGGCGCGAGTGTTAGCGGTGACAGTCACCTTCTCGATGGAGAAGGCCATCTCAGGGAAGGTCAGCGAGCTGTTGCCCAGACCTTCGCCCTGGTCAGTGGTCATGCCGCCAGCGAAGTTGTACACGTCCTGAGACGCGATGTTGATGGTGTGGGTGGTATTACCTGGAAGGTTACCAACTTGCTTGTTGCCGAGGATAGCATCAGTGTTGCTCTTGTAGGTAGAGAAACGAGTGTTCGCCTCGTTGTACAGAGCCTCGTCACCGGCGTTGTTAGCGTAGCGAGCGCGCATTGCGAAGATGAGGCCGGTAGGACCGGTCATAGGCTGCACGCCGCAGATGTCATAGGCTACGAGGTTCGGCATCGCGCGACGAACCAGGCTGATGAGCACTGGGTCGAAGGTGTCGATGGCGCCGGCGTTGGTAGAGTCCGGGTTACCGATAGCGTTGGTCGGACCTTCCATGAGGAACTGAGAGCCGCCCATAGCAGAAGATTCGCGAAGCGCGTTCTCGGTGTTCTCGAGCATCATGGCAGTTACGGAGCGACGGTGCGCATCCTTGATCGCCGGTAGGTCTGGGTGACCTAGCACCGGCGACCACTTGTTCTGGATTTCTTCATTGAGATACATTGAGTTATACTCCTTTGAGTTTTACTAGTATTAGTTTAGCTTGGTGGTGCGTGAGATTGCACGAACATACTTGTTCATTACGCCGGTAGGAGCGACAGTCTCGGCATACTCGCCACTGTTGTCGAATCCTTCCTCGGTGAGCATCTTCATCGGCTTATTTTCAACAGAAGTGAAGTAGTTCTCCCTGATCACTTGCACCTTCTTAGCGAAAGTCTCCTCGTCATCGAAGCTGAGGCCCTCACAGAGGGTCTTGAGCTTCTCTGCCTGAGTAACGGCGAGTCCGTCGGTCATGCTCTCGACGATAGCGGCCATCTTTGCCTCGGAGATCTCGCTGTTCAGAGCGATGACCTCGTCGGTCTTCTCATTGACCATCTGCTCGAGCTCCTCGATACGGGATACCATCTCAGAGACGACGTCAGTCTTCTCTTCTGGTACCTCGATGTAGTGCTCGGCGAACAGGTTCTTCAGGCCGTCGATGAACTCCTCGGCGATCTCAGCGCGGAGGCTGTTCTCGAGAACGAGCTTGTTCTCTTCGATCCATTCATTGATGGCATACGACAGATACTTGTCGACGCTCTCGACCATGGCCTCCTGAGCGGCCTCGAGTTCTTCGTCGAGACGGGTAGAGTACTCGGTCTCGAGCTCCTCCATGATGGCGTCGACGCGATCATTTACTGCGGCCGTGAAGAGGGCAGAAGCCTCGGTCACGAACTCGGCAGAAGCTTCTTCACCGAAGAGCTGCTGGAGTTCGGCTTCGACTTCTCTTACTGTAGATTCTCCAACGATCTTAGTCTGCTTCACTCTCATGCCATAGCTATCTTCGTGTTTGCCGGCCCAGTTCTTAATGAAGTCATGAACTTTAGGATCGTTGTGCTTTACGTATACAGAAGTTGTGTGGCCATGACCTCCCTCGCTATCGATCTTATGCTTGAGGCCACTCTTCGCTAGAGCAGATTTGAACTGCTTGGCGTTCTTGTGATTGTCAGCATCGTCGGCATCGAAGTGAATGACGGTGCCCTCGGCAATATCGTATTCTTCCATCTTTGCAGAAGCTGCAGACGGCTTCATACTGACAGAGGCCTTATGCTTGGCTGACATGTCGCCAGTTGGCTTGGTGTTGGTCTCGGTGTCGGTTTCTTCCTCACCTTGTCCTGGGGTCTCGCCCTTGAGCTTGTTCATCGCGTTATCGCCCTGGCTCTTGTCCTGTGGACGATTCGCGTGAACATCGCCCTTGACGATAGGACCAGGAACTTTAGAGACGCCAGTGGCGCCTCCGCCGACAGAGATTTCTTCATCCATCTCTACGGCCTTGTTCTTGCTCTTAAGCATCATGATGCTCCCTTGTTACGAATCTGATAGATATATTTATGAAATCGCGAATTTACAGCAACCTCAAGAACTTCTCAAAAGTGGCGAGCTTAGCTTCTTCTAGCTCGGCGCTCGACGCCTTCTTGATAGTATTCCTCATCTGCTCAACTGCCTGAGCCTTGATGATTCCGTTGTCCCATACCCACTCGACGCCCTCCATGATGCCCTGAACGAAGGCATCCGGAGCGGACGGGTCGGCTACGATGTCTGCGGCGGTGGCCAGATAGAAGTCGTCCTGGACTTCCATGATGCCGTTCTTGCCCGGGGCTAGAGAACCCATGCCACGAGAAGACACGCCGAGCTGAGCGCCAGATTCGATGAGACCGCGAGCGATGTTGCCCATCGGGGTCTCGGTGATCTTGGCGCGACCGATGAAGTTATTGCCCTCTTGACGAAGACTAGTGATCAAGTGTGAAACTCTATCTAAGTTGATAGACGGGCCATTTGGATGACCCAGCTCGCCGAAGGCGCGACCCTTCTCGACGAACTCTTTCATGTAGCGACTAACTTCACGCTTCATAGTTTCTAACTTGTATTCACGACCGTTGCGATTCTTCTGCTCGCACTGGAGGAAGATGCCCTCGATATAGAGGTTCTTCTTACCACCCTCGGTAGATTCAGTGACGTACTTGACGTCTTCTGTTAGTTCGGTGATGAGTTTCATCTATCAACCCCAATCTCTCTTGTCTTGCTTAGCCGCTGCGATCTTTTCAGAAGCAGACTTCATGGCGGACTGAGCGGCTTTCATCTCGCGCTGAGCGTTAGCGCGCGCCTTGAGGCCAGACGCATGATCGAAGCGAATCTGGTGGTGTTGAGCCTGCATCTCATGATGTATAGCCTCGCCGGTGTGATGATCGAATCCACGCTCATCACCAACTTCTTCTGCCTTGTCAGCCTGCACCATGTGATGATTCAACATCTTCTCGTGATGACGCATGTTGTCCTTATGATGCATGAGGATGTCGTTCAGCTTGCCCTTGCCGACCATCTCTTCGAGATAAGCAGACTCGTCTGCGCTTATCTCATATGACGCAGTGATGTTCAGATCGGTCTGGACCTTAGGCTTAGAGCCTCTTCCCTTGTACCTCACTTTGCTCGGGGTGATGCTCGGAGCCTTCTGCATTCTGTTAGCGTGCACACCTTTGATGGCGCGAATTTCATCCAGCGCTTCTACTTCTTCTCTTGCAAGTCTTTTAGTTGCTCTCTCTATTCCTCTTACACGCTTAAATGCTTTTTTGAAACTTTTCTCTTTTGTTTTTGGATCATTTGTATTTGTCATACCAGCAGCATAAGCATGTCCAAGCACTTCTGGTGCTGCTTTTCCGATGTAACTACCTAATGCTTTTTTTCCAGCAGAAGTATTACCAACTTCATCAATCTGTTCTACTTCTTCTTTCTTGAGGTGCTCTTTGTTGCGAAGCGCCTCGAGGTCGTCGGCGTCGATATCGTCCTTCGGCTCTCTGAGCTTGGCGATGTCTGCCTTCGACATCTGCTTCTTCTCTTGCAGGTCTACTGCGTTGACGCCGGAGACAGAGAGCTTACGCTGCTGCTCGGCGATGAACTGTGCGTACTTATCCGCGCTCATAGTTTCTATCTCCTATTAGATTGGTTCTGAGGTCTTCTGACCGACGATGACGATAGTGCCATTACCCGTGAGGGTGTAGCTCAGCGTAGCATTAGCCGATTCATTGAAAGTAACTCCATGACCAGCGAGATTCCAATGACCAGTGCCAGGCAGTACCGCGATCGTGTTAGAGCCGCGAGCCACTACCCACTGGCCATTTGAAGTGAAGAAGATCTGCTTGATGGCGAGACTAGTCACGTTCTCGACGGTGCTGTTCGGCGTAGCGAGATTCGCGAGAGTGATGCTGCTGTTAGTGGCAGTATCGCGGATGACGACAGTGCCGTACTTTTGATTCTGAATGATAGCCATTATTTCTTGTATCCCTGATTCTTACGCATGATGCTACCAGCGGTACTCGCCCACTTGCTGCCCTTCATCTTAGATGCGGGCCACGGCTTCTCGGACTCGCGTGGCTGATTGTACTTGCCCTTCGTGATCTTTCCCTTATAAGACTTCATCAGCTTATTTAGCTCTTCACGATCCATCTTCTCAAAGATGGCCTTGTGCTCTTCAGAGAGGCTGTCATACAGCTCGATCTCTTCAGAAGTGTACTCGATCTCTTCTCTCTTCAGAGCCAGACCTAGTCCCTTGCGGCGCTTCAATCTGATCTTAGCGGCCTTCTGATGAGCTTCACTGTCAGAGTCCGTGTGACGCATCATGTGACCAGCCATCGTCTCTTGGCTGGATGAGCGCGCTACATACTTGTCTTTGAGTTTCTGAGAGATCTCGTCGATCTGCTCGATCTCTTCGTTAGTGGCCTTGACTTTAGGCTTCCTGCCGAGTTCGTCAGAACCGATGATCTTCTTAAGTGCTAGCTTTACGCCAGCCCTTCTCTTTTCGCCCTTGACTGGATCTCTGCGCTCTGGCTTGGCGCCCTGAACGTAGCGCTGAAGCTTGTCTTTAGTAGATTCATCTAGTTCGGCTTCTTCTTTTCTGGTCTGAACTCGCTTGCCGTCTTTATTCAAACGAACGCCCTTCTTCCAGTCTTCTTTGGAGACGGCATTCGATCCGTGCATCTCTTTGTGAGCGTACCAGCCGTCGTCGTTCTCAGCTTCTTCCTTACGCAGCTTCGGGCCAGCGAGAGTAATCTTCGGCTTCTTGGACGGGATGCTCTTCTTAGAGAGGACGTGGTAGAAATTGGAGTGACTCTTCCCCATGTGATCGGCGTGATCTGCGCGCTCGATAGGCTTCAGCGAGGCGAGGTGTTGTAGCGCCTTGTTGGCGTGTACACGAGGAATGTCGTGCTTAGTGTTATCTTTGAAGTGCACCTCGACGTGATTAGGATGAGTCAGCTTAGACAGCTGATCTTGAAGGTGAAGCGTATCAGCTTCTTCACCTGGCTTCAGCTTCTTTGGACGGCCCGCTTTCTTCGCCTCAGTCATGAACTGGTTGAATGTCTTGTCTGTCATCTTCTCAGTTTCCTCGTAGTGTGGTCTTTCCATCTGCGGAGTCGAGCGGTACTGCCCTCCTCTGACGGGAGCCGGGTGTTGCAAGTGCTTAGGTCTCTTATTAGACCTGGAAGCGAACGTCTGTCTCATGCTTTTCGGCAGCATGTCTTCCTTGTGCTTCTTCTCGAGGTCGATCTCTGAGACCTGCTCAGAGAACTTACTCCTCAAGCGATAGCCGAAGCCTAGCGGCTGAGTAGGACCCTCGATGGCAGAAGATGGCTTAGCACGCTTCAGACCCTCGGGTTCAGGGAACTGCTTCCGCTCCTTGTTGCCAAAGATTATATTGGCTGCCGCTTTCTTAGGGATTTTCGCCACGACGCTTCTTGCTGTAATAGATTGCCAGAGACTGCTTGATCTTCTGCTTCTTACCCTTGGCAGTCAGCTTCTCGGGGTGCTCCATCTCCTTGCTGATGAACTCACCGGCGGTGCCCTCGTTGATCTCGCCGTACTTCTCCACGAAGGCGGCGATGGCAGCGGCGTGAGCCTCGGAGACGAGATACGAAGTGCCGTCTACGTCGATCTCAAACGACTGTCTGAGAGGATTAGTTCCGGCCGGGGCCTTGACTTTAGGACGAGCAGGCTGGACGTAGGTCTTAGCGGTCTTGACACCGAGACCTGATATCGCCTGTAGCTTCTTAGCCTCTGGACCGACTGCTCCTTTGTCTAACTTTCGCTGAGCTTCGCGACGCTGCGCAGCGGAGTACTTAGGTTGAGCAGGAGCTGCCTGCTTCTTCTGTGCAGGAGCTGCCTGCTTCTGCTGTGCAGGAGCGACAGCAGGCTTAAGCTTCGGCTTCGGTGGTGCAATATTAGATCCGGCTGGCGGATCACCGGAAGTCGGCACGATCTTTACACCGGCATCTCTTGGTTCAGTCTGCGACTTATTTGGTCCAGGCTGCTGAGCTGCTGGTCTCTTATCCGTAATATTGCCGTCCATCTGAGCTTTGAGTGTAGGACTCATCTGCGGCTTACTCTTAATTTTGACGTCAGGCGCCATCTGCTGCTTACTACCCGATTTATTAGTAGTATTGAACGCAGTCGCAGCTGCTTTCTTAGCTGCCTGATCTGCCGCCAACTTGTTCGCTCCAGGCTGAGGCCTAGGAGCGATGTCACCGGATGCTGTGCGAGCTTTCAGGTTAGTCGTCGAAGGGCTATTAACGGCCGAACCAAAGCGACCTTGGAATCCAGCGGTGCCGCGATTAGGCGTCTGGGCAGCAGGAGCTGCAACTGGCTTCCTATTAAGCATTCCTGCATTAGCGCCGCTAGTTCCTTGACCTACCATAGGAGACTTAAGTCTTTGAACTGCATTGGCAGTCTGCGCTTTATTCTGAGCGGCGTAGCCTTGTTGGATAGCTTGAGCTCTGGTCTCTTCTTTGACGTCGTCGGAAGAGCAGTCTTCGCAGTCGCAGTCGTCTTCGTGCTCTTCTTCCTTGGCCTTGGCTTCTTCGATCTCGAGGTGCTCATTGTACTCTACGTACTTGTTGAGATCCTCAGGCGCCTGCTGGTCAGAGAGGCGGGCCTTGGCGTGATCGACGTCTCCGTTGAACATCTTCTCGTAGTCTTT